AAGACAGCCCTGATCAGTCTGGGAGACGAGAAGAAGAATGAAGCATGGTGCAAGCAGAACGGAGGAGGCACACTCAAGGACGCAGACACCGGCTTCATCGACTACATAATGTATTTTGACCTGATCTACAGGTCAGACATATAAGGAGGACTTAACATGTCAGATAAGATCGTACTCGGCAGCGGAAAGCTTTATGTCGATGCAGTCACAGCAACGAACGGCGTTTACACCGTACCTGATGACGCTACCATCGAGACAAGCGCAAAGCTGCTCGGATATATCCAGGGTGGAGCTACACTCGAATACACACCGACCTTTTACACGGTAAAGGATGACCTCGGCTACATCTCAAGGAGATACCTCACTGAGGAGAGTGTTGTATTCAAGAGCGGTATCCTCACATGGAACGGAGACGTACTCGACAAGCTGTGCTCAACAGCAACTGTAACGAGCGCATCCGGCAAGAAGACCGTCAAGATCGGCGGTATCGACAACTACGACAATCAGATGTATGTCATCCGCTTCGTCCATGAGGACGCAGTAGAGGGCGACATCAGGGTCACAGTAGTCGGCAACAACACAGCAGGCTTCGAGCTCCAGTTCCAGCCTGATCAGGAGACTGTACTCAACGCAGAGTTTGAATGCGTTCCGGGCGTTGGCTCAAAGGGCGTGCTCGTTCTCTACGAAGAGGAGACCAATTAATCACTGAGAGGGGGAGGCTCAAAGCCTCCCTCTGATTCTGTATAGAGGAGGATGACATGATCGATTTATCCGGTATCAACAGATTCTATGAGTTAAAGTGGTTCGATGGCACATCCGTATGGCTCAAAAAGCCGACAGAGGCGATGCTGCGCAAAGTCGCAAAGCTTGAGGACAAGTCCGACTTTGAGGCACTGGAAGCCCTGAGGAAGATAGTCATCGACCTTGTAAAAGACAACGAAGACGGAAGAAAGTTCCCGAAGGAAGAGCTCGATGAGCTTGATGCTGTACTGGCCTCAATGGTCTTCAAGGACTACATGGAAGAGGTCGGCAAGCGCCTGGGGGAATAGAGATCCCGACTCTCCCTGCCGGTGGCGAAGAGATAAAGCCGTATCTGCTGACAGACACGGATGATCTCAGGATGGTGAGCAAGTACACAGGCATGAGCTTCGCAGATCTGATGCTGATGGACTGCATCACATTCAAGATGCTTCTGCGTGATGCCTTCATCACCCGCATGTCACAGACCGAGGAGGGAAGGGAATACCTTGAGAACTGCTGGCTCATCAAACAGACTGAGCCGGACAGAGCAAGACTCAGAAGAGATTTTAAGGAGAATTAAATGCTTGACTTAGGAACACTGCGACTTGGCATCAAGGTCGAATCGGACTCAGCCAAGTCTGAACTGAATAAAGTCGGTGGCGAAGTCGAGGGGACCGGGAGCAAGGTCGCAGGATTAGCCGAGAAGGCGAAGACGATGATCAAAGCGTTCATGGCTGCCTATGCGGTCAAGGAGATCGTCAAACTCGGCAAGGCTGCGCTTGATGCTTATGCACAGTTCGAACAGCTTGAGGGTGGTGTAAAGAAGCTCTTCGGAGAAGAGGCCTCGAAGGATGTCATGAAGTATGCCGAGAGAGCATATCAGACAGCAGGCATGTCAGCGAACCAGTACATGGATCAGGTCACAAGCTTCTCGGCATCACTCATAAGCTCGCTTGACGGTGACACCAAGAAGGCTGCGTCTGTTGCCGACATGGCGATACAGGACATGTCCGACAACGCCAATGTCTTCGGCACTGACATGACAAGCATCCAGAACGCTTATCAGGGCTTTGCCAAGCAGAACTATACCATGCTCGATAACCTGAAATTAGGCTTTTCAGGCTCGAAGGAAGGTATGCAGCAACTCCTTGATAAAGCCGAGGAGATAACGGGCAAGAAGTACGACATCTCGAATCTGAGCGATGTATACGAAGCTATCCATGAAGTGCAGAACGAGATGAACATCACCGGCACTACATCGAGAGAGGCAGCGTCCACAATTGAAGGCTCGACCAACATGATGAAAGCCTCGTGGGAGAACATGTTGACAGCGATGGGCAGAGGCGAGGGTGTTGAGAAGGCGATGAACCAGTTCCTGGAGAGCATCGGAACGGTCGCCAAGAATGTCGGCCCTGTTGCGGTGCGGATCGTGGTCGCTCTTGCGCAGGCCCTCGTGACGGGCATCCCTAAAGCTGCGGGAATGCTGGGGACATTCATGTCGCAGCTTGCCGACAATATCGGAAATGACAGCGGTGGCAAGATGGGGACGGCTGCGGGCAAACTTGTGACCAAGCTGGTGCAGGGACTCATCCAGAACGTGCCGACACTTGTGGTCGGTGCTCTGAAGCTTGTCCTTGCACTTGCACAGGCTTTGCTTCAGGCGGGCCCTGCGTTCATACAGGCGGGCCTTCAGGCGATGCAGAGCTTCATCTCCGGCTTCCTGCAGGCACATCCTCAGATAGCATCTGCTGTCGAGACGATCGGCAAGGTGTTCAAGAAGGTCATGGCTCCGGTCAAGAAGATAATCGACACCGTGACAAAGGCATGGAAGACACTGATGGGGCAGAAGGCTACAAAGAAGTTCTCTGTCAGTGCACCATTCAGCACTGCCATCTCGTCCATCAAGGATGTCTACAACAAGTGGAAGGATGTACTCGGACAGAAGGCTTCAAAGACCTTCAGCATCGTCAAGAGTGGTTTCAGTTCTGCGCTTGAGAGCATGAAGTCCATCTACAACAAGTGGAAAGATATCCTTGCGCAGAAGGCTACGAAGTTCTTCAGTATCGTCTCAAGCGGAAGCGTTCCGAGTGGCCCGAAGAAGCGTATCGGTCTTCGTGAAGTACCATATGACGGATACCAGGCTACACTGCACAAGGGCGAGACCGTCCTGACTGCAGCAGAGACCAACCGCTACAAGGAACTTCTGAACGCAGGAGAAAAGAGGGCTGTGACCGGTGGCAACATCACGCTGAATGTCTACGGCTCAGACAACATGAGCGTGCAGGATCTCGCTGCTGCCGTTGAGCGCAGACTGATACAGGCACAGAAAAAAAGGAGGCTTGCATGGCAATAGCAGCATTACCAACTGTTTTTAAATCATTCACCTTCGGCGGAGAGTCATCCGCCGACTATGGTGTGCAGATCCTCGGTGAAGGCGTATTTAATGCCCCTGAGAGGGCCGTTGAACTGGTCAGCGTTCCGGGCAGAAATGGATCCATCGCAATTGACCAGGGCTACTGGGAGAACATCGAGGTGACCTATCCTGCAGTTCTGATCGCACGCAATCCTGAAGAGTTTGCGACAGCAATGGCAAACTTCAGGAACATGCTGTGCTCGAAGAGAGGGTACTGCCGGCTGTCGGATGACTATCACCCTGGCGAGTATCGTATGGCTATGTTCAACAACGACATCGAGGTCGATGAGAAGGTCCTGAGGGGCGGAGAATTCGACATCACATTCAACTGCAAACCTCAGCGCTGGCTAACGGAGGGCGAGGAGCCAGTGACAATTGGCGAGTGGGGTGCTACAAAAACGGCGAGTGGTGAGATAGTCACTATCGAGAGCGAGGGCGGAGAGGCAGCAAAGAGCCTTGAAGTCTCCCTCTCCCCAATCCAAGCAGGTAGCGGTGAGCCGAGTCCAACGAATATTCGCCCTATCAGCGGAAGAACAGAAGTGGTCACGCAGAGGACGGGGAAGAATCTTGCTGAAATGGTAGCCGACGGGATGACTCCATCATTATCAAACGGAAACCTTGTAAGTTATCCACAGAGTACGCATTCACAGTACATCAAGGTAAACCCGTCAGCAAGTTACACGGCATCGTTCGGCAACACATTGCTTAACGGTGTATTCCAATACGATGCGAACAAGAACTTTGTCAGAGCAGACCAAGCATCGACCGTAACAACGAAAACGATAACAACGGCAAACAACACAGCATACATCATGCTCCGATGTGACAGAACAGCAAAAACAGACCCAATACCACTCTGTCAGCTTGAGGAAGGTACAGAAGCAACGGACTACGAACCATATCAAGGCAACACCTACACAACCGCACTTGGACGCACAGTATACGGCGGTACTCTTGACGTAGTGAGTGGGGTGCTTACTGTGGATAGGGCGATGGTGGATTTGGGGTCGCTGACTTGGACATATAGCAGTGGATATTCCGAAACAGGTCGAGCCGTATATTATGCAACGCTAACAGGGTGCAAGTCTTATACAAACTCTCAAGTGGCAGGTTGTATTGCGGAAAGATACGAAACAGCATCCGTCAACAATGTGTTAACAACAGCGGGATGTATTGGCATCGGAGCAAGTTCACGAGTGTGGGCATCGACAACCGCACAAGGCACTACTCCTACGGGTAGTCTCGTCTACGAACTTGCAACACCACAAACCTACCAACTGACACCACAGCAGATAAGTCTGTTGGTTGGTGAAAACAATCTGTGGTCGGACGGAGCAATCACGATGCAGTACGGAGACGACCCGAACTCGCTTTGGAATCCTACGCTTTACGATAGTAGCCCTCTGCTGATGGTTGAGGGGTACGGGAATATTGATCTCGGAGAAAACCAGCGTATACAAGTGCAGAATATGACGCTGGGCGAAATAACATATATTGAACCCACATCATCCACGGCGTGGAATTTTGAAGTAAGCACAAATCCAAATGACGGCAGGATTCTTAGCGGGGACGCACTAAACATAGGGAAACTCACAACCGTTATTACAATGAGTTTGGATAGTGATGCACCGTACACGTTTGTTAGCTCGGGCACAGGGGCCACGTTTACCAAAAACGAACTAAACGCAAGCGAAACGCACTCAGTATCAAGCTACAAGGCCACGGTTGCAATAAACGTTCCCCCGCAGACTATGCCATTTACATTTGCCGTCGGAGCGTCTACTGTAATCCAATTCACTTTGGCAACGACATCAGCGCCTATTACTGTAACTTGGACGTTTATAGAGCAACTGTACGGAACAACAACGTTCAGGGTAACCGCTAATTGCCCTGTGTCTGGTGAGAGTGGCATCACGACCACCTATTCGCACTCGTTCGGAGGGTTAACCGCTGAGTCGTCAATATCTACGCTGGGGCACCCAACGTACGTTGATCTCGAAATTGGGGAGGCGTACAAGTACGAGGATGACGTTCTCGTTTCAGTAAATAATGGCGTATCGTTGCCAGCATCTCTCCCGGTATTGAAGCCGGGTGAAACTGAAATAACTACAGACGACACAATAACAGATCTGACTATAATCCCGAGGTGGTGGCAGCTATGATTCCGATTCTTTATGATTCAAACGAAACTCAATTCACCACGAACGGACTTGGACGTTTGCATGATTGTATTTCGTGCATTGTTACGGAAGAGCGAAACGGGATTTACGAATGTGATTTCGAATATCCTGTCAACGGAGCAAATTATAACTTGATCCAATGCGGTAGAATCATCGGCGTAACTCACGACGACACGGGGAATATTCAGCCGTTTGATATCGTTTCGTATTCTAAACCGCTCAACGGGATCGTATCTTTCCATGCCGTGCACATCTCTTATAGACAATCAGGGATAGTTGTATCGGGAACGAACATAACAAGCCTCGACGCTGCGTTTGCTATGCTCGACACAGACGACAACCCGTTTACTTATGAGAACGACGGCAATCAGAGCGGGTACATGGCAGCTGCCGACGGCGTTCCGAAAAGCGTTCGACAAATGCTCGGAGGTATCGAGGGATCTATCCTCGACACATACGGAGGCGAGTATGAGTGGGACGGCTGGGTCGTCAGATTACATCGTCAGCGTGGGCGTTTGACCGACTTCAAAATCAGATACG